CTATAAGCTCGTAGTATTCAAAAAGTATATTTGCCGTATTCTCATAATATTCAATTTCATCTTTATGAGACTTCAATTCTGTTATTTTTCGCTCAAGACCTACTAATTGGTCTGTAAGGCATAAATTGCTCGTCCAAGCCGTATCGTACGAAATGGTGTCAATTAAATTATCATTCTGCATAGTTGATATTTCATTACGCCATCTACTGCGATCTTCAGTTATCGTTTGACATTGTTTTATATAATCCTCTAATCGTCCATATTTATCTATTAGACCGCTGACAACTTGTTGATGTTTTGCATCAAGTGTTGTTTCTTTTGAATGATCGGTTGTTGTTATCCGTTTTTTTGTTGATCTTTCTTTAAACATACAATAAAGTGAATTATACTAATTCAAAGGGAAGCGCTTAAATACAAGTGCGCCATATTTTCTGTAAAATTTTTTTCTTATTTAATAGTATACACAGCTATAATGGGAGGTGGTCTACTACAACTCGTTGCCTACGGTGCTCAAGATGTCTACCTGACTGGTGATCCCCAGATCACCTTCTTCAAGGTCGTCTACCGACGCCACACGAACTTTGCTCTGGAGAGCATTGAACAGACCTTCAGTGGATCCGCTGACTTCGGAAAGCGTGTTACCTGCCAGATCAGCCGCAACGGTGATCTGATCCACCGTGTCTACCTCCAGGTTACTCTGCCCACTACCGCAGCCAATACCAAGTGGGTTGACTATGTTGGTCTCGCTCTGATGAACTATGTTGAGCTGGAGATCGGTGGACAGTCCATCGACAAGCACTACCCCGACTGGATGTACATCTGGAACGAGCTAACCCTACCTCAGTCCAAGAAGCTCGGGTACCAGAAGATGGTTGGTGCTTCCCCCAATGTAGCTGATGCCTATGCCCCTGCTACCCCTACTCTGTATGTGCCCCTGGAGTTCTGGTTCTGCCGCAACCCCGGACTTGCTCTGCCCCTGATCGCCCTCCAATACCACGAGGTCAAGATCAACATCCAGTTCGAGACCCTCGCCAACCTATCCAAGGTAGGAACCGTCACTGGATCTCTGTCCGCAGCTTCCCTGTGGGTGGACTATGTCTTCCTGGACACCGACGAGCGTCGCCGATTCGCTCAGCTCTCCCACGAGTACCTGATCGAACAGCTGCAGTTCACTGGATCCGAGTCCATCACTGCCTCGGCCAACCGCATCAAGCTGAACTTCAACCACCCCGTCAAGGAGCTGGTTTGGGTTCTCCAGCGATCCACCCCTGCCTCCAACGCTTGGAACAACTATGTGAATGCCGATGGTGTTAGTACCGCCGTCAGCACAGTCAATCCCAACCTTGCTTGGAATGGATCCAACACCATGACTGCCGCCAAGCTCCAGCTGAACGGACACGACCGATTCACTGCTCGTGATGGCGACTACTTCAACCTGGTCCAGCCTTACCAACACCACGACAACATCCCCAACAACACCGGAATCAATGTGTACTCGTTTGCCCTCAAACCTCAGGAACACCAACCCTCGGGGACCCTGAATATGTCGAGAATCGATACCGCCGTTCTGTCTTTCACCTCCACCTATGGCGGTGTGATCAAGACCTTCGCCGTGAACTACAACGTCCTGCGTGTGATGTCTGGTATGGGAGGATTGGCCTACAGTAACTAGTCAGGAGGACTCGCCTACGCCGTGAAAAATATAAAACAAAAATAAAAAATTAAAAATTTGAAAAGAAAAAATGAATAGTATAATTATTTTTTATAATAGAACTTAAAAAAGTATTCTATAAAAATGGAAAACAAACAGCGATGTACGAATTGTAAATGTTGGAGAGATTTAGATTCCTATATTGGTAAGAAAAATATTCCTGTAAAGAGATGTATCAAATGTAGAGAAAAAGATTCAAGACAAAAGAAAAATCCTATTGTAATGGAAAAAAGAAATGAAAGACAAAAAGAAAAACAATATTATAAAATATATCGTGAAAAAAAGAGGACTGAAAATGAAGAATTATATTTACAACATAATGCTGAACTACAAAAAGCTTGGCGTAATAATAATAAAGAACATCTCGCTCATTGGAAAACAAAAAATATTGTATATCGTCTAGATGCGATAAGAAGACAAGCAAAAGTGAAAGGCTATCAATGGGATGAAGAAATGACGCATGATAAATGCGAAGAAATGATGCTGTCTCATTGCTTCTATTGTGATTTCAAATCGGAAAAAACAGTAAATGGCATTGATAGAATGGATAATACGAAGGGATATATATTATCAAATTGTGTAGGATGCTGTAAGAATTGTAATTTCATAAAAAAATCATTAGACGCTCATACATTTGTTGAAAGATGTATTCATATAGCATCGTGCCATGGATTTGGTGATACAAAATATCCAGATATATGGCCTATACGAAGTAATCGTGCTTTGTATAGCACATACAAATATCGAGCAGAACGAAAAAAGATTGAATTTGAAATAACAATTGAAGAATTCTTAACTATAATAGCAAAACCGTGTCATTATTGTATTCGTCCTATCACAGAACAAAATACAAATGGTGTGGATCGTATAGACAATACGAATGGATATACAATGAATAATATTCTTCCCTGTTGTTCGGAATGTAATATTATGCGTACATTACTACCATATAACGAATTTATCGATACATGTAAAAGTGTAGCTAAAAAAACAGCCATTCTTGAAATTCCCGATATGCCAAGATGTATGCATGTTATTACAAAAAGAATGAAAAATATTACATAAATTTTTCAAATTCGTTTCCACGCTGGTCTATAGACGGAACGTTGAACACGGAAATATCTATATTGATCTGTCTCTTTTATTGCTTCGACGGCATCCTCATAGATTCTGTCGCCAAATACATCACCAAATACAATGCTTCTGCTATATGTCTCTTTGGAAACGAGTTTATCCCGAATATATCTATGAATGATAAGTTCAATCGGCCAATTCATATTATTAAACTCCATATCAATCTCAATACGCAGATTTGGAAAACAAGTTTCAAAATCGCCTTTGGTAAGCGCCAATCTATCCATATGTTTTTTGTCTTGCGATTGTTCTTCTGTCCCAGTATTTGGAAAAAGCAACACTAATTTACAATACATATAATCGTAGATCATCCGTTCGATATAACAAGTTTCTATCCTTGTACGAACATTCATATCCGCCGTACATCTTTGAAACGTGTTTCGAAAAGCATCCTCGCCTGTGCCACAAGAATATAAACGATGGTATATTGGTATTTCCATGCCATATGCGTTCTGGTTTTGAAAATAGGTAATGCCTCTTATGAATTTACCAAAAAGAACAGTTAATGAGGACGGGATACGTTTTTCTCTACCAAATATATTCTTAAAAATACGATCATGTGCTCCTCTTATCAATGGGTCATTTATAGCACGAAGAATATGTATAACACGCGTAATTTCCGTCCAATGTATATTTTCAAACTCTATCAAAATTTCAACATCTGTTTTTCTTAACAATTTTTCCCATCTCGTAAGTGCTCCCTTAAGAACATCTATATTTGTATATGAAAGCTCGTATCGTCTTGCTTCACTCACTACATTATAAAATTCGTTTTCCATTTACTTTACTAATAATTATACAAAAGACAAGTTATTATTTTAAACCAATAAAAATAGACTAATTTATCCATTTCATCTCTTGAATAAATGTTTGCTTTTTGCTATATGTTTTTATGATACTTTTGCCATTTTTTTGTTTTGATAATGTTTTGTAACATATTGTTTCTGGTAAATATTCCTGTGAAATAGGGTCTCTTATTTTTCTATAAGTTTCGATAATTTCAATATTCATACCATGTATCATCGAGGAATAGATCAACTTGAGTGTTTTTGGATAGATACCGTGATCATATTCTGTAATCACAATAGTAATACTTTGTTTTGGATAATATTCTTCCAATAAGCGCTCTATATGTTTTAATTCCAATAAATGACCTATATCCTGATAACTAAATTTCATATAAATAAAATTAAATATAGATCTTTCTATATAACATTTTCGTAGAGCATTTATATTTTGTATCTGTTTTGTTTCTGTATCGTTGCTTCCTTTTTGAAACTTATTCAAATAATCTCTATCGGATGCCCCGCATGACTGATTTCTATGATAGATAAGCTTATCTAATTCTACAATCATTTCTGTATCAAAATAAGTAATTCCTTTACAGAATTCAGTAAATATGAGAGATGGAAATCGATACATATAAACAGATATTTTACGGATTTTTAATAGTTTTATAAAAATTTTATCCGCAACAGATCTTAATAGAGACTTATTTTTATATTGTTTTAATCTTTCTTTTGAGATGGAACCTATAAGAACTTGAAATATTAACAAAAACTCTTTTAAATGTTTTCTTATATATTCATCTTTGTTTATATTTATATTTATCTGCAATGTTGAAATCGTATTCGTGACACATTTATCTATTTTATCTAAATAAGAATCTACTATATTATCTATAGCATCGGCATTTTTAATTAGAAGATAATCTTGTAAATTCAAAGCATATTTGTAAAGTTCTTGTAATGCTTCGTCCATTATAATTATACAAAAAGACAAGTTATTATTTTAAACCAATAAAACTTAAACATTTATAATAATACAATAATACAGTAATAGCAAATATTAAACATGTACGCGTATCCTGTAAAAATAATAGAATCAATACCGTTGGAGGTTTCAACAGGAAGCAATGTGGAAATTGGAACTTATCTAACGCGTCAAATTCCAACGGGAAGCAATACGATTGGTAATGTCAATGTGAATGGGGTTGTACCTATATCGCTCTGTAATGTGGAAATTGGAACCTATCTAACTCGTCAAATCCCTATTGGAAGCAATACAATTGGTAATGTCAATGTGAATGGGGTTGTTCCTGTATCCTTGTGTAATGTGGAAATTGGAACTTATCTAACGAGACAATTACCTGTGGGGTCTAACACAATTGGGAAGGTAGATATCAATGGAATACTACCTATTTCTCTTTGTAATGTGGAAATTGGAACTTATCTAACAAGACAATTACCTACGGGGTCTAACACGATTGGTAATGTCAATGTGAATGTTAAAAATAGTAATGTTTCGGATACAAATCCATTTCCAACAAAGATAGTTTCTCCAACAACAAGTAAAAACCAACTTAAGGTAGCCGCATCTGAAATCGTCTTCTTTAATACATTCCAGTACGGTATTGAAACAGATATATGGGATAATTCTACACAAAATGGAGGTTCGGCATTATTCTCATCAAATATATCTGGTGTCGTTATGCAAGTATCAGGACAATCAAACTCTGAAGTAATTCGCCAAACCATAAATACTATGAGATATATCCCTGGGCGCAGTGCAGAATTGACATTTGGAATAAAACTTAATAATCCAGTTTCAGGAATTCGTCGTAGAATAGGATTGTACAATGGAACGGACGGTTTTTATTTTGAGGATAATGGCGGCGATTATGCATGTACCTTAGTAAATTCGTATGGAAGCAATGGGACACCTTATTTAGAACGCGTTTCCAGGTCAAATTGGAATGGTGATAAATTAGATGGAACTGGAGATAGTGGAATAACAGCAAGTGGGGATGCTATGCAAATGATAGGCTTTGAATATGAATGGTATGGAGCCGGTCAGGTAATATTTAAATATATTATTGAAGGTAGTGCTCGTACAATTCATACATTTAATACAGGAAATAGATTACCATTTCCGTGGAGTATAACACCTTTTCTTCCTATTCGTTTAGAAATAAAAAATATAGATGGTGTTGCTGGTACAAATTATATGGTTCAATTCTCAAATTCATTAACCAATCAAGGAAATACAACAAAATTAGGTATCGCCCAAAGTTTACTCACTCCTTTAACCGGTTATAATATGCCCACTGCCAGAACCTTTTATCCGGTCATCAGTATTCGTTTAAAAGCGACCGCTCTTCAGGGTATTGTCATACCCTCATCTTTCCAAGCATTTACATTAGATAATACCATTATCTTTTATAAAATTATTCGTAATGCTACGATTGCTAATGGCTCATGGGTAAATATGACAGACACCAATTCTTTCGTCCAATACAACATGACTTCTACGACGGCAATTACCGATGGAGTTAATATAGATGCTGGAATTATATCAATAGGTGGGGGCGGTAGTCGTGTTATATTGGATAAAGATACTCAATATCAAATTGGGCGTAGTGCTCTTGGCACAGTCAGTGATACAATCACCTTAGCCATTGCTGGATATGGAACAAACAAAGATGCTGTAGCAGCCTTAACTTGGATTGAACAACGATAAATGGAACAAATACAGCAATAATAAAAATATGATTTGATTATTAAATTTTTTGTAGATTATAAAACAAGAATGCCTACCGTAGATCGTAAGATACTTGCCGTGATTTATGTTTCCTTACGAAAATATGAAAAGAAACCGCGATTTCTTATTGTAAAAGATGCCGTGGAAAAAGAATGGACGTTCATTAGTGGCACTTGCGAGGAGCATGAACGAACAAACAAATGTGCTATTCGCGAGATAAGAGAAGAAACCAGAGGTCTCGTGTCATTAAAAACGCTTCCAAAACGCACCAAAACCTTTCAAACGGTTTATGAAAACAATCGCGTAGATGTGATGTTCATACCCATACGACGGACAGAAGAGCAGATGAAACAAATGGAGATTGAATTTTGTGAAATACCGACCAATGATCGGCCAGAACTGGAAGAAAACACGAATTTACGCTTTGAAACATTAGGACAGTTTATGAAACGAATACATGTATGGGAATTCGTAAAAGACCTATGTAATACAGAACAATTTATTGAAATGTGCCCGAAATAAAAAAGAGAAGAAAAAGCTAAAAGAAAAGTTCATAACCCCTATGTACATATGAATAAGTATAAATATATCAAAGGTTCTATGAATGCTGATATAGGTACGGTGCTAGTTGAAATAAAAATTCCCATACAAATTCAATAGGTATTATTTTTTCGTCCTTTGAATATTCGGGTGGTATATATATTTTATAATCCATATTGGCGTCTTTATAGGAAGTAATCGGTAATATAATCTTTATTTTATTAAAGGGATAACTTATTTTTTCCATAATAAGCACAACATCATACGAAACATGGTGTGTGATAAATTTATACATATTGTTGTTATACATTATTTTCCCATTTAGACAACTATTGCTTTCGCAAAAACTCTCTTCCATATGAGTAATTTCCATATTCTTTATTTGTTCAATTGGAATCGTAGTAATCGTATCCGGTATGTCATGCGATATAATATGAACTCGTAAGGTATTACGGAGGTTCTTTTGTATATGATTCACACATCTATCGTATGGCACCCGAAGATGAGAACGCAATACATACGCCATCTTGTTATCAAGTAAGGTAATAAATTTATTAAACTTCCTTTCATTTTTTTACTTAAATTTTTAATACTAATTTTTCCCAATTTTTCACGATTTTCTCGTTTCCTACAAAAAATTGAAAATTGACAGTAAAAATTGATTATCACCAAGCAGTAATATATCCAACAAAACAAGCATACAAGCCAGTACAACAATGTCAAGCATGAACGATATTATCAAGGCCGTCCAGAAGCACGAGATCGAGGTTGCCTCGCAGTCTATCGACAAGCTTGTCGCAGAGATCCACCGTGTTCTCACCGACAAGGATGTCGATCTTCTTGAGAGCCTTGAGGAGCACCTCAGCGACATCGTGTCCGCCGTGAAGGACAACCTCAAGGAAGAGAGCAAGAAGGCAGCCAAGGCTGCTACGGGCAAGAAGGTCAAGGACCCCAATGCCCCCAAGCGCACTCCCTCGCTGTACAACAACTTCATCAGGGACAACATCGCGTTGCTGAGGGAAGAGCACCCCGAATCCAAGCCCAAGGAGCTGATGAGCATGGCAGTCAATGCTTGGAACCTACACAAGGAGAAGAATGGTGCTACGAAGCCTATGGATGGCGCGAACTTGCTCTCTGATACGGAAGATAGCGATGCGGATATCGCCGGGTCATCTTCTTCAAGCAAGAAGGTCGCTACCAAGAAGAATGGTAAGAAGTAAAAAAGTAAAAATAAGCAAAAATAAAATACAAAAGAAAAAATCAAAAAAAGAAAAATACAAAATCAAAAAATATAAAAAATAAAAATACAAAATTTTATTTTTTATATTTTTATATTAGATAATATTATATAGATAAGATGGGAGTTCTTGAACAACCTGTGCCTCGTATGACGAAGTTTGCTAATGTCACTATGACCATGCCCGCATTCTTGGTGATCCTATTTGCCACGATTCTATTCGTAGTTACTGCTCTGGGTGCTATCTTCATGAAGAGCCCTATGATGCTGGTTAGTGTTATAGTGATGTATGCCTTCGCTATATATACCACCTATGTAGTAAATTGCCTCACTGTTGGTAACTGCAACCTATTGGCATGGGTTCTGGGCGTCCTATATGCCGTCATGGTTGGACTTACCATCCTGGCATATATAGCTACCATATTCACGAAAGGATTTAGCGCTGCTGCCCTTTCTTACAAGCCTAAATCCGTTATGTAAACCAAAAACAAGAATATTATAAATATGAACTGTCTCCTTTTTTCATTATCATCTCAAATAGAGTGCTATAGAACAAAAATGAATACGATCTATGATATGATGTATGAGCTTCTTACGGATATACAGAGGAATCTCTATTCGCCTTTAGTAATTCTTACATACCTTAATTTTTGTGCTATTTTTCTTTTTAACAATCAAATTAGGATTATAATCTTCTTCGTCGTCTTCGTCTGCCGTGGATGAGCCCATCAATTTACGCTGATTTTCAAGTGCTTGCATATCCCATAGATCTTTTGTACACATCTTAAATTGAATACCTGGATCTGCCTTCCACCAAAATACTTGATCTTCTATCTTATTACTCTGTGTCTTATTGTCAATGACCATACATTCATAGTCTTCCGTACATTGATTTAAAACATCGTTGAATATTTCAAAACTTGGAAAGATACCAGCATACTGTTCATAAATTCTGTGACGATTTGAAATGTTTGGCTCCCGAAGAATGAATACATAATCTACATTTGTACGAAGCACAGGAGGAATACCAAGGGGGAACTGCATAGTAATGCACATAAATACCTTCATATGCCTACCATTCATGAAAAGTTGACGAATATTCTTATCCGTTGGCCATGTTTTATCATAAAGGCAATCGTCCAGAATAAGAAAGGCACGAGGATCAATATCTGTATGACCATAACGCTCTTTTTCAGTCGTGTATTGATTTGCTATTTTTAGCTGACGATCTACAAATTTTTGAAGAATTTGCGGACTATATTCATCATAAATCAACATGCCCGGAATATAATTACTAAAATGTTTGTTCATCTGTTCTGTAGGACTAATGACCACACCTATTGGCATGTTCATATGAGCGGATAATACATGTGTTAATGCTACTGTTTTTCCGGAATTACGCTTTGCTAAAAATATGCAAACACTGTCGTCCTTTATGCTTCGTGGATCAAATTTTCTTAGTTCCAATTTCATCTAAATTCTTTGAATAATTACTTTTGCCTTATTCATTATATATATTTAATTTATATTTGTATAACGCATTCTCCTATTAGAATGGAGGCATCCCGACATGTATTGATTCATTGATTGAATGAAGCATTCCTTGTTCATAGTTTCCACCTTCTACAAATGCGAAATTATCATTTTTATCTGGATTCATATTCTCAAAAAGGTATGTAATTACGAAGCAAACAATAGCTACGAAGAACAGTAAACCTATACGAGATCCCCATGAAGATATTGGTTCATTATTTTTTTCCTTACGATTATCATCTATTCGCTGTAAAATAAGATACACAATTGCTGTTAACAAAATAGCAAGTATCATCCTTACAAAAAAAGGACCTATATTTTTTGATTAAAAGAACGCATCTGTCTTATGTCGGCGCTGTTTTGGTTTTTGTAATTGAGCATGCTTCTTAGGCATAATAATTTTTCTATTATTTTCTATTTTTTCCTCTACAACCTGCTCTACTGGTTCTACTGTAGGCTCTTGTACTTGCTCTTGTACTGGCTCTTCAATAGGTTCTATTAAAGGCTCTTCTACAGGCTCTTCTACAGGCTCTTGTACTGGCTCTACTACAGGTTCTTCTACTTGCTCTTGTACTGGCTCTACTACAGGTACTTCTACTTGCTCCTCTACAGGTTCTTCTACAGGTTCTTCTACTACTGGTTCTACTACTACTGGTTCTACTACTACTGGTTCTACTACTGGCTCGTCTTTTAGCTCTTCTGTTTGCTCTTCTGTTTCGGATTCTGTTTCTGGCTCTATGTCTGCCTCTGTTTCCTTCTCATCATCCGTAGAAGATCCAGATTCTTCGTCATCTTCGTCGTCTTCGTCGTCTTCGTCGTCTTCGTCATCGTCTTCGTCATCGTCTTCTTCTTTATAGGCGCCATCTGTTTCATATGAGTTATCTGTATTATATTCTTCCGTGTCCTCATCGTCCTCATCGTCCTCATCGTCATTACCATTCTCTTCTACTACATCTTGTTCCGATTGACGACTTGATGTAGATTCTTGTGTTTCAAGTGAAACCAAATTTCTTTGAGATACAGATCCTCCTTCTTGTTTATAAGAATCCGATATAATATGCGAGACCATATTCGTCATCGGTAAACAAGAGCGGATCACCATACTTATA